AGACACCTTTTCCCCTTGAAAGATTTTCCCCTAGTGAAAAAAAATGCTAACAAGTGATAGATAATTCTAACACCTGTTAGCAATGTGAAAAAAATTTAATGAAAAGTTTAGAATAAATCTAACTGTAAAGATTGATTTTCATTCTTATTATGTTTCTTTACATTCATTGTATATTTTTTATTTTGTTCAGAAACAAAATTAAAACATTCCTCTAAAGTATCAAAAGTTTTTATAGTTTTCAATGAACCTTTAGAATCATAACAATACACAATGTTTTTATTACTGGTATCATTCATTAGTTAAAAACACCCCCTTTTTCAATTCACTTTCAATCATTTCTTTTTCTATTGCTAAACAATCAAAAGGAATTAAATTTATATTATCAATTTCAAAATACCCCGATAAATTAGATAATGTTTCTGTAAAATTACAATCATAATAAAGATTATCAACAACCTGTTTATATCTGATAATAATTTTATTATCTAAATCTTTATAAAGATTGCTATTAACAATATTATCATTTTCTATAGTCTGCACAATATCACTATCGACTAATGTTGAATACGGTATATTAACACTTACATTAGCATTGACTGAATATAAAAGATTATTATTTGAATCATCATAAAACATAACCCTACATTCAGCAGTAATTAAATTAACTTTATAAATGATTTTTACAGTTTTACCCATAAACAAATCATTATCCAATTTAACAAGACCGCAATATTTTAATTGTGCGTAAATGTCAACATCGCTATAATCGTTTTCATTATTATAAATTCTATTCACTGTAAAATTACCTAAATCAATATCAATAAAAACACTAGATATAGTTTCAGCTACAGTTGTTAATATAAGATTACCTAATTTAATTGTGCTAGCATAATCGGGAGATATTTCAAAGAAAAATCTTTTAAGTGATTTTATATACATTCCCACATCATAATTATTACCTTCGATTGTTTGAAAACGATTGCTTGCAATGGTTTTCATATTAGAGGGGGATATTTTATAAAGAGTTAATGCACCGTTAAAAGTGTTGCTAACTTCTGTGTTTTTCTCGATAGCATAGGCAAAAATATCAATATTAGTATCATCATCTACATTATCAATATGTAAAGTTAATACCCATGTATCATTTTCTAACAAAGAAAAAACTTCTTGCAAAACACCGTTTATTGTATATGTAGCAATTACACGACTATTAAAAAAATAGCCTGTGTTTGCACTAAATCTAATAACAAGTGTACTACCTAAAGAATATTCATTAGGTTTTATATCCTGTGTAATATTAGAAACATGATATATAACAGGGACTGTTTGCGTTAATGTCTGCACATGAAAAGTCAATGTACTATTAGGGTAAAAAGTTATTGTATCGGGTAACAATATATTTACCTGGTTATTATTTTGAGAATCAATAAACCCGTTAATACTCTGTAAATCATTATTTTTATCATAATAATTTACATTAAAAATTGAATATTCTTTATTTTGCGGTTTTGTAAAAATACAAAGTTTAGGTAAATCAGTTTCTGTAATTGTTGACAATTCCAAAAACTCTATATCATCGGTTAAATCGTATGATACATTTACAGAAACATTTCTAACAGTTTCGCTATTAGCAATAATTTTTATTTCTGAATTATCATCAATTTCTTTATTAAAAGTAATTGAATAATTATATAAATCAATCTGTGTAAAATATTCAATTTTAACAATTCCCCCCTGTGTGTACTGAATATAAGGGGAATTATAAAAATAATAGCCTTTATTACAATTAACAGTAGTTATATAATCGGTTTCGCTCTCATACTCTGATTGAACATTAGAAATAGTACAATTATAAAGGGAATTATTAAAAGTTGCTTTTTTTACACTAGCAACACTATCAAAAGTTATGCTACTAGGATAATCGTTAAAATCGTAAAGCCTAGATGAAGAGGAATTAGACATATTAGCAACCGCATAATTACCGCTTACATTAAAATGATATGTAATTTGTGGATTATAAATAATATTTGCCGTCTGAATTAAAAACTCTTTTTGTGTCTGTGATAATTCATTATAAAAAAATCCAAAAGCAATATATGAGAATCCATAAGTGCCTGTTTTAGTGGTGTTAAAACTACTGGATAAATCGCCTAAATCTATCCAGTCGGAAACAGAATTAGCCGATGTTCCAAAAAATAAAAAAACATGGGGTGTAACACCAAAAGTATTTATAAAATTATCAGATATAGATAAAGTTTTTGTTACCCCAAAACCTGTAAAATTAACGCTTTTAGTTATTGCCATTTTTTTACACCTCTTGTCCATTTAATGCACTCATTACCATTGTACCATTATCTGAAAACGGATTATTTAATAATATTTCGTTTTCAGTATAATTGTCTATAGTATCTTTTTTAGTTGAATCAACATTTTTACTATATCGTGATATATTAGCAACACTTGAAAGAATGGCGGTTTTATATGTGTATAAAACATCTAGTGTCAATGTGATATAAAAAAACCTATCGCCTAATATAGTAATATCTTCAATAAAATAATATCGGTTTAATTCTACAATATAACAATAATTGTAACTGAATATATTAAAACTTAAAGTATTTAATACTTTAATTACGGGTTTAATAATATCCGTATCTGCTTTAATAGCACCCGATAAATGCAATTCATTTTGCAAAACTTTATTTATTTCATTAGGTTTAGACAAAGTTTTATAAAAAATTATCGTCATAAAAACACCCCTATAAAAATAAACCCTTTAATCAGTATAACCGATTAAAGGGTTATTGTCATTCAATCAGTTATTCTACTGAATGAAGAAAACAATAAAGTTTTCGTCAAGGTCATTAAAATAACTACAATCGAACTTGTAAAAGTTATTGTAGAACTCCGCTTTAGGGTTGTAATTGGTAGTTACTCGCCTATCCATGTTACAAACTCCCAAAGCGTTGCGGTCAAACATAACCGCCATAATACCGCCCATTTCAATATCTTTTGTGGTGTTATCACCTGTTTTGATTGTTACATTGATTTTAGCGACTTTTGAACCGCCATAATCATCACCACTACCTTGCCAATACGGAATTGTTGTAATATCAGTAGGTAAAAGCAAATCTTCTTTGTTGTAAGTATCGCTTGCAAGGTTTACACGCATATTAGCGTAAAAATCTTGTAACATGATAATATTCAAATCTTCTTTAGGTGTAAACCGTGGTTTACCACCGACATTGAAAAGCGTTGACATTCTCGACATTCTTTTAGCGAATGTTGACAACATGATACAACACCATTTCAAAAAGTCCGTATCAGTAAGACAAGTTACTTTTGTAAGTGATTTACTGAAAGTGTCATTGTAGATTTTAAGCAAGTTAATTGCCTGCGGTGTTGTTACTGCCTGTGAATAATCACCATCTACAACATTAGGCATTGCATGATTGATAACCTGGGCAATAGCGTTGTTGATTGTTGACATAACAAGTGAATCAATCTTTACAGTCATTGAGCGTTCAACGGCATTGTAAAGCATTGAAACAAAAGCGTTCAACTGTTCAGCATTGCTAAAACTTTCCTTTACCTGTCTTTCAGTAAATGACATATCAACTTCAAAAGTAACTTTTGAGTTGTAGAACTTTGCCGACACTGTAGGTTTATAGAAAACATTAGGAGAGTAGTCAACACCGTTTGACAATTCCCATGACTTATTTTCTACCGCTTCGGGTAAATCTGCACTGATTTTTTCAAGTACACTACCAAACTCCCATTTATCCATAAGGACATTAGGAACACTTCCCGCATAAGGGCGATTTACAAAAATCACTCTTCCGATATGGTCAACAAGTGATTTAACATAGTTGTCAACATTGTTACCGTTGATAATGGAAGTACCAATATCAACGATGTTAGATAAATCCTGTTTTACAATGTCTGTTTCTCCCAAAATATCTTTGGTTGAATCGTTTACAAGTGAATAGACCTGTTCAATTTTCATTAGTTTTACCTCCGTTTAATTTACAATATTGAATATTGTGAAAATAATGTTTCCTGTGATTGTTAGACCGTAAAAAAGAAAATCTTTCCAATCAATTTTTTCGTCTTTGTTAAAGTCCTGTATTACTTCCATAATACCCCCTTAAACAAGTGTTGTACCTGTGAGCAAAGCACCCCCGATTGTTGCAACCGTTGAAACATCGCCCCCGTTACCGATAAAGGAAATAATAGCGTTACCCACGAAAATAACAATATTGATAATTGTTACAATCAGTTTTTTTGTTTCTGTTTTCATTCTTTATACCTCTGTATAATGTTTTATACAATTATAATAGCATTTATTCAACTACTTGTAAAGTGAATAAATCCTTAACATAATCAATGATTTTATCAATCATTGATTGTTTGTAAAAATCCGTCAAAAGTCCGATATTCTTAACGGTTGTTTCAACATCGTTTCTTTGTTCCGTTATCGTGTTGTCGGTTTCGTTGTTATAATTGTTTTCGTTATCATCTTCCAAATCATCGGAATTAAAAGCGGATACACTGTTTTTACTGGTTGTAACCGTGTTTTTATCCTCAATCTTTACAACACCGTTATTTACTGAAATATCAGTTATCAAAATATTTTTGACTTTCAGCAATTCAGCATAACGCAACATCAAAAACAATTTTATTGTTTCTTCCTGTTTATCCTGTAAACTGGTTGTTTCCCTGTCTATTGTTTCCAAAAGTGGAGAATCATTAAGAAAACCTATTTTTGATTTAATGTAAAGGTCATATCTTCTAACATCATCGCTAGAATGTTCCCCGATTAAATCAGTCAGTTTTTCACTGTCTACAGTTTCAAAAGTTTCTATAAATCCCCTGTGATTTTCGGAATTATAAAAACAATCATTAAATGTTTTCATTATTTACCCCCTGTTTTGTTTTCGGAATCGGTTTTATTTTCCGTTTCCGTTGTTTCCGTTGTTTCCGTTGTTTCCTGTGTTTCCTGTGTTTCCGTTTTTGCGGAATCGTTAAACTTTTCTTTATCCTGTAAATCTGCAATAGTTGTTTTTGTTGCCTGTTCCTTTTGTTTCCATACATTTGCTAAATCAATTTCAATGCTTAAATCGTACTTTTCATTTATCGCTTTAATTGCTTGTTGTCGGGAATAAAGCATATTTTCAACAAGAGGCATTAAAGAATCTTCATTAAGTGAAATTTCACTTTGATTTAGTCTTTCCCTCTTGCTATTCCAGTTAGCATTAAGACCGATAGAATTAAAAGCACTTGCTTTTACATACTGGTTTAATTCCATTAAATTATTTATCTGATTGTTGTTTGTGTTATTTAACGGAATTGATTTTAGACTTTCCAAAAAAGCATTATCGGCAATGATTGAAAAATCACCGTTTTTAATCTTATTCAAAAACAATTCAGCATTGCTTTTTGTTTTTTCGTCTGCACTGGTGATTAAATACGGAATACGGTTTAACACCGACAACATATTAAGCGATATTTCACAATCATTTAGCATAATGCCGTATTTTGAAAACAAGTGAAAAAAACCCTGTCTTTCAGAATCATTTTGAATCAAAACACAATCAGCGTTATTTTCTGTTTCATATTCCTTATTGAGATTTAACGCAATATTAACAACAATGTATTTGTGCAACCTGTGATATACATTTTCTACCCCTGTAAAATCACCGTTGAAAACATAAAAATTATCTTTTTCTTTTGTAAAAATACAATGTCCGTTAAGCAAAAGATATTTTTCAATATCTTGTTTTTGAATCGTGTTAGGCAAGTTTTTATAATCAAACATTGCATAACATCTACACAACATATCATTGATAAAGTTTTGCAAATACAAATCTTTGTCAAAAAGATATTTTTTTCCAAACTCAAACTGATAGTATTTTTTCATAAATACCCCCTGTATAAAATAGTATACACTAAATTAGTGTTTTACACAATTCATTAAATAATTGTGTATTGTTTCCCCTATATCGTTTGACTGGTAAAAAACTTTTTCAGTAGCAAAAAAGTAGAATATTTTTTTATCCAGTTTATCGACATTACGCAAAATGTTTTTTCTGTGATAAAAATTAGAATCAATGTTCAATGAATAAATCAAAGCATTTTTTTCTTTAATCGGGGTTGTTTTCTTATGAAAGAACAAAAATAAATCTTCATTCTGTATTATATCCCCCTGTATTGTCTGATTGTCAAAAACAACATAAAAAGAAAACAAACAATCTCTTTCAAAATTTATTCTCTGATTTTCCCTTAAATGTGGATAAATATCTAATTCCCATTTACCGCCCTTTATCATGTTCAGTTTAGCGTTATTAAATGCAAAATAAGAGTTAGATTTATTTTTTATTCCTTTGCTTTCCTCACAATATTCTATTGCTAAAGTCAATTCAGAATCACCAAACTTGTAAACATCTATACACCCCTGTTTAACATCGTTCTTTATTCCAAACTCTTCAAAATAAGGGTTGTATTTATTAACGGTGTTACCGCACATGAATATTTTATTTATTTTTCTATCACGAATGATGGTTGATAAAACATTCATAAATATTACAAACTCATCGGTTAAATAATATTTTCGGGTTATAAACTCATCAAAAATAATGTTGTCTATATCGGGGTAACTGGTGCTTTTATCGTGTTCCATATCCGATAACGCAAAATTAAAACAAAACGGTTTTGTATCGGCAATAAACTTTTTTTCTTTATCGTCATAATTTGCTAAAAAATACTTGCCGTTGTAATATTTAATGTTTGAGAACTTCCCTTTAGTAAGTTTATAAACTTCATTGTTGTTAATAATCGCATTAAAAACAACTTCTGCCCTTTTTCCTATAATATCATCATGCCACCGCCTAATATATGCAAACTGTTTTTTATAATCACTGTTTACATATTGTTCCAAACACCACTTCAAACAAGCGTATGTTTTACCATTAGACCGCTCCCCGATTATCAAATTATAATCAGCATTTTTACTCAAAATGTTTTTAAGATTGTAGTATCTATTACCCATAAACACCCCCGATTAAAATATAGAATCCTGTCTTTCAATATCGTCTTGTTTATTTTCGTGAAAATCATTCATAAAATAAACATCGTGAAAAAATTTGTTATCCTGTAATGCTAAAATAATACAGTTTCTGAAAAACTTGCTCATACTTGAATTGTATTTAGACGAAAATTTTTTTCTTATAGTTTCGTCTATCCAAAATGTTACTTGCTTTTTCATAAATTACCCCTTAAACAATATTATACAAAATTAGCACAATTTTGTATATACTTGAAAAACAATAAATAGTCATTTGCTATTGATAAATCATATTCACATTCTATTAAGTGAATCCCCGATAATGTTTCGTACTGTGAAACATTGCCTAAATAATCAGTTATAACACCCCCTTGAACATCATCAATATATGTATGTATTCTTTTTCCTGTGTATTCTTTAGGAATAAACAATTTATTGCTAAAGTTTTCAAAAACTTTATCATTAGTTTTATACTTTTCCAAAAGATACGGTAAAGCAAACTTTTTGTTAATTCCCGATACTGTCAAATCTAGTTTACTGTCTTTTTCAACTAGATAGCGTTTACAACCTAGCGTTTTGAATCTGTTATATGTTCCCTCAAAATCCCATATACCTATCAATTTTTCTTTTCCCTGTTGATTTTTGGGTTTTAATGAACTTTCACTAAATCCAAAACGCAAACAACATTTTTTTAGTTTCTGATAAACTTCATTGTTATAACGAATAAAATATTTTTTATGCTTTTCGGCATTGAATATTTTAACGCTATCAGTATCACAATATATAAAATCATTTTTCAATTCTTTTATACCTGTAAACAAATTGTTTCTAGCGTATGCCGTTATGAATACACCCCATAAATAATAAGTGAATCGTGATTTATCATCGTTATATTCATTAACATTTTTTTCGTTAATCTCTTTTTCCTCACAATTC